GAATTTACAGGCAGATACTGACGCAGGAATTGCGCTAGGTATTAGCGGAACAACACTTTATGGCAACAATGTGTACAGTTACGAAAAGCGTTATGATAATGTTGGGAAGACTACTCGATATACATATTTCTATTGGGTCAAAAACAAAAAGACAATACCTAATGTATTGACTCGTAATATGTCTGCGCAAGATGTATCAAGTATTATTGCTAATCCTAGAGGCGAAGGTTATAAGTTTGTAGCATTAACTGGAGAAAATTCATTCAGTTTAGTCAACGTTAGATCTCTGCTTGATGATGTTAATGTAGTACTATCTGTTCAATATTGGATTGCTGATCATGCTGATCAGAATATTCATAGTCAGTGGTCAATTATTAGTAGAAACAGCGGTACTGTATTGCCAAAAGCAATTGAAACTAAATGGTTTGACAGCCTATGTGGTAAGGACAGTCAAGGTCGATTAGTTCCTGATCCAACATTACCTCCAAAATTATTAAACGGTATTGAAAACCGTCCACGTCAAGGTATGTTTGTAAACCGCTTTGAAGCGTTGAAGCAGTTTATTGAAAAGACAAACTTAATGTTGTCTACGATACAGCTTGTTGGACAAGCAGATTTAACATTATTAGAAACGTTTGATCCTGAACCTAGCATCAATTTAGGGTTATACGATACTGTATTTGATACAGATACTGAATTACGATTTGCAAACGTTGGAGCATTTAGACAAGCTACTTTAACTCCTGTTATTGTTAACGGCGCAATCAAGTCAGTGATTATTACAGCAAAGGGTAACGGATATATTAATGCTCCGTATGTATCAATTGCTGGAATTGGTATTGACGCTGTAATTAAGACAACTATCAACGTTAAAGGGCAGATTACTGGAGTTAGTATTATTAATGAAGGTAAAGGATATACTGATGCGACTACACTTTCAATTAGACCATATTCAGCATTAGTTCATTCAGATACTCAAGCACTGGGTACATGGAGCATCTACGCATACGATCTTTCATCATTAACTTGGTCAAGAGTACAGTCACAAAGTTACGATACTCGAAAGTATTGGAGTTATGCTGACTGGTATGAAACTGGATACGGCCAATATTCGTTAATTGATTACTCTGTAGACACATTTGTTGGACTATCATCTATTACACCTAAGATTGGTCAGCTTGTTAAAATTCGAACAACAAATGCCGGTACATGGTTATTGTTATTAAAGTATGCCGAGTCAACTTCGATTGATTGGACACAAACATACAAGGTTGTAGGTATCCAACAAGGTACAATACAATTCTTGTCTGGATTGTATTCGTTCGCTGGAACATCATACGGTTATGATGGGTCGTTATATGACGGGTCTATATTTGATAACTCTGCGGTAGCTGAACTACGTAACATTTTAAATTGCTTAAAAGATAGTATTTTAATTGACGAACTAAGACAGAATTATTTAGATCTATTCTTTACTAGTGTACGTTATGCGTTCTCAGAACAAAACTACCTTGATTGGATCTTTAAAACTAGTTTTGTTAAGGCACAACATAATATCGGTGAGTTAGCTCAACACGTTACCTATCGTAATGATAATTTAGCAGACTTTGAATCTTATATTGCTGAAGTAAAACCTTACAGGACTAAAGTTAGAGAATACGTTAGCTCGTACGACAAAACTGACACTAGTCAATTGTCTATTACTGATTTTGACTTACAACCGGTCGCAAATAACGGCGTAGTTGAAGCAAAAGTTATTAACGAAGAAATTCAGATTGATAATAATTTAATCGGTGCGTATCCATGGAAGCATTGGGCCGACAATGTTGGATTTACTATTACTGAATTAAAATTAGTCGACGGTGGCAGCGGGTACAATTTACCACCAGTAATTAATATTACTAGTAAGTCGGGTACTGGTGCTACCGCTCGTGCGTTTATCACCAATGGTAAAGTTAACCGAGTTATCTTATTAACTCCTGGAAGTGGATACCTAGCGGCACCGACAGTTTTAGTTGAAGGCGGATTATCAGAAGGCGGAACAGCGGCTCAAGTAGTTGCTTACATTGGCGATAGCGTGGTTAGATCTAGCTTTATTAAAATGAAGTTTGATAGAGTAACACAGAACTACTTTATTACACGTTTAGAAGAAACTGAATCATTTACTGGCACAGGCAGTCGATTACAGTTCCCATTACAGTGGGCTCCAGATGTTAGAATTGGAAAATCTTCTGTAACTGTTAACGGTGTTGATGTGTTACGAGACGACTATAAATTACTAATTGTTAAGTCAACTGCTCGCGGATACACTAGCTATTCAGGTTCTATTATCTTCACGTCATCAATTGCTAAAGATGCTGTAGTGTCTGTGTCATACTTAAAAGATTGGTCGTTATTAAATGCTGCCGATCGTATTCAGTATTACTATAATCCACAAACTGGAGACATTGGTAAAGATCTATCACAGTTAATGACTGGAGTAGACTACGGCGGTGTTGTCATGAATGGCCTTGGCTTAAATGTTAGTCAAGGTTGGGACAGCACTCCGTACTATTCTGATAGATGGGATACTGCTGATCCTACATTTGATGACTACATTATTACTGCGTCCGGCGCATCACAGGTGTTTACACTTCCGTATGTTCCAGAAACTGGTACAGAAATCAACACCTATCATATTGAGCTATACAAACAGACATACATCTCTAATGGTGTAATTGTAGACTTCCCATACGATACAAAAGCTGACTCTTTAAAAGTTACAGTAGCTCATGAGGTAGCAACAATAGGTACTACATTAGCAGGTAGTTATGTTTTACATGTTTACACTACTGATGGCATTTTTGTTAATGATGTTGTAACTTCAATTTACAATAATATGTTTGGATACAATACAGTTGTTACTGAAATTATTGACGCAAGCTCAGTTCGCATTGATCAAATTGCGTTTAGTCAAATTAGTATTGGAACAGATTTAACATTTACT